TGCTATATCGTAGACGTGTTGGAAGAATGCGTTATTTACTTTTGTTCCTGGTACAGTTATTTGACGGGTAAAATCAGAAGGAAGAACTCCTAAATCAAATAACCCTGTCACATTATTAGAGACGAGTATATCTTCATCAGCGAAAGTATCCAATTGTGTAAACCCAGCACTACCTGATGCCATCAACCGAAAGTTAAACCCTTTACTACTATTTACTCCCATATTAGATTATCAACTTATAGGTTTGTCCAAAATCAAAATCAAATGCGTATTGAATTACTTTATCTACAACTCCTGTTTTTAGTTGTATAGTGTTTGTTTTAATAGTGATAGGTCTAACCGTATCATTTGGTTCATCATATACCCAATATATTTCATCAGATACTAGAAGTTGTTTGAATATTTCATTATAATCCTGTGAAATCCAATCAGTATTTACTCTAATTGATTCAGATGTATCTACTAAATAGTTTAGGTTATTAGAATCGTAATCATTATAGGATAGATTAGCTCCACCCCATGTACCAATTTGTGGTTGATATACGGACCTATTTACAGTAAAGGTTTGAGTATTCACCATATTAAAGTTGAAATTATCAAACTGTCCGTATCTGTTCTTCCATTTGATTCGTATATTAGGATACTTTTGATTACAAACTATATTGTATGTAATAGGATTACCTAATGCAGTTGAACCAGAGAATGCTTGAACCTTAAAATAATCTATGGAAGCAGTAAATGGAAATCCACTTTGTAGTTGTCCTATTGGGTAATCATCTATTTGTCCTGATGAAGAAAGTGATGAAGATAAGAAGTAATCAGCAACCCCCACATTTGATGTGTAAACGATTTTGTTTGGAGTTGAACCCTCACCATAGTTCCCAACATAAACTCCTCCCACACCCACATTAAAATCAAAACTAGATTGTGTTACGGGCCCATCTGTCATCAGAGGCCAGAAAGGTGTCTTCTGTGATATACTTTGTGAGATTGGTTCTTGGAAAAGTGAGTATCCATCTATATACTTAAATGCAGATGTTCTTACATGCGAACCTGTCACAAAAGTACTACCACTTAAAAACTCCCAATATCCATCAGCTAAAAAAAACTTTACATTAGATGGGTTAGCTTCCAATAAATCGGTTAGTGTAGAGTTTAGTATTCTACTTACATCAAAGATACCAACACCACTTTCATTAGGGTATTTTACAAGAGTATAAGTTGAAGCTGAACCTGATGCGTTTGCTCCTCCACCCCAATAGTATAGTTCCAATACATACTGAAATGAGGATGATGTAATAACATCCGTACTCTCACTCAATGTAATTGGTATTGGTGATTGTGCTAAATTTACTAATGGGGGTGTTTGAGTTATAGTTAAAGCCATAATGAGAAATCATTTATATATTTAACCACCTTTGGATAAAAAGTAGTTGATGGTTACCCTTTTCTTACCGCTTCTCTTAAATCTTCTACAATTGATTTACCCAATGCCTTTGTATAGTCTTGTATCTTCTTTCTAACAGATGGGTCTGCATACGCCTTTTCAGCATAATCAAAATGTTGTGGATACCTTTTTTTAATTGTAGCAGTTGTACCTCTACCCCTTCCGTATGGCTTATTCCAATACTTACCATATGTAGCGCCAGGAGGTGCGAAATAAAATGTAATATTCGCTGAACCATTCTTTTCAAACTTTACCATCCTATCAGGTGTATTATATGAACGTAATACATTACGAAGATTGCCAGTTTTGCGTGGTGCAAGTTTAGAACCTATGTTTCGTATCTGCTTTGCAACATTCTTTAATGGTAGTTGTACTTTTGATATTGCCATTAACAGACAGGATTAGGATATGAGCCAGATGGTAATAGATTGTATATACATCTCGGTCTATCATTATGTGTTGTTAAAGTAAAAGTAGCTACATGTCCTGCTAATCCATTATTGAAACGGTCTTGAAATGGTTCACAAAGTATATCACCATCAATATCAAATGATGCTACTGAATATTGTGTATATGATGTTATATCATTTATAATACCTAATGTGTTTGCAAGAATATCAATCGTATCATCTACTCCATAAAACGGAATAGTTTGTTCGTTTGTACTACCATCCGATTCATTATTCTTATTCTTAATCTTATCAGCAATCACTAATTGTATTTCATGTAGTGTTGTAGAATTAGATATAGTACTACTTAATATATTGATATTACCTAATGGATACATAGGAAACTCTCTATCATCTGTTTCTTGCAATTCACCAGTTGTTACTTTTGTAATTTGTGGATGATTACTCATTACAGTTTCAAAGTAATCTAACGCATTATAATATAATGTGTAATTTACTCCTTGATTATATTGTAAGTAGCTCATATAGATTATAGTTGGATACCTCCAAAGTACTGATTTGTTTGGTCAGGATATATTTGTGTTTGATTACCTACTGATTCCAAATATTGTGGAATTGAGTTAGAGTATGAAATCAAATAGTTTTGTAATCGTAAAGCATAGTAATCAGCATTAGTTCTTGTTTGTGCTTGTAAATAATCTATTTCTGATTTAGATGGTGCAATACCTTGCTCTGATTGTTGTTTAACTGCTCCATTACTCTTAAACTGAATAGAAGAGAATGGTATATACTCCGTACACGCATACCATATAAGAGTTGGTTTGATATGTTCTTGCATCAAATCAAGATATACACCAGTAAATGGAGTTCCATTTTCAATTTGTAAACTCAAATAATCATACAATACAGTTCCCAATAAGTTCTTTAGGTATTTTACTTGCGCAGTATACATAAATGGTAGGAGAGCATCAGCATCTACTGCCCCCTGGAGTGGAGTATTCTTAATTATATCGTTTCTGGTAATAAATAGTGCTGTTGCCATATCTTATATTGTTTCGGTTGTATATTCTTTTGTAAAAAACGCTCCACTTAAACCATATTGGAATTTCTCAATTGGTTCATCTGTAGTTATATCTTGTGGGTCTGCATCTCCACTATCTTCAGTAGTTGCAGGATTTTCCATTTGTTTATCAGTTTCCGTAGCAACTTCATCTACCGTTTGTCCTGTTTCTTCTGCCTGTTGAGATAGTATTGCTAATGGAGTTAATTGCTCAAAGTATAATTGTACATCATCATATCCACCATTTGATAATGCGTAATCCAAAGTATTTAGTATAACATTTTGGAATGGTGCAATTGTCATAGTTTGTAAGATAGAAAACGCTGTCATCATCTCTTCACTCTGTGAACTAAATCCATTATTAGCAGTTCTAACACCAAATAGAAGTGGTGATGTAACCCTATGTGCCACAAGTATTCTATCTTGCGCGTATTCTGCTACATAAGAAAACTTCTCATGTAGATTATCTATTTGGATTATATCAATAGTTGGTTTAGTTAGGGGGTCATCATTGAATGATAACATAAACTTACCTGCATTATTAGTGCCTGTAAATTTAGCGTATAGTAAATCTTCTATGGTTTGTCTTTCTTCAGGTGCGGGAATACCACTATTCATATTCAACATTACCATAGGTAAGAAACCATTTAGAATATTGTTAGTATGTAGATTACTCAATTCAGCTTCTACTATAGCATATTGTAGTGAAGAAACCCAATCAGGTAGAGAATAATAGTAAAGATTTGGAGTATAGTTCTTAATCCAAAGTATTTCCATCTTCTCATTTGATGTTTCAAACGCAGGTATCTTCTTTTTATCCTTAACCTTTCTATGGTCATTCCAATCTACACAATAATAGTAATTCTGTATCTTTGGATTATCATATATCTTTTCAGCACGAAGTGTTTGTACTGGCACGTGATAGAACTTAATTATCTTCGTATGCTCATCATTCCAATATACTTGCAGTGCGGCATTACCAAATAATTTCAAATCAAATGCTGCCCTCTTAATATCCTCCTGTGGAAGAATTCTTTGTAGGGTAGTATTGAACTCTTCTTTTTTAGAGTATACACCTTTACCATAGATTAAATCGGCAATCCCTTCTATACAGGCTGCAGTAGTTGTTGATTGATTGTATGCAATATTAACTGCATCAAAGAAATCATCGTGTCCATGAATACCAAATGGAATCCATCCATGTCTAGTTTTAGTATCTTCAGTAATGACTGGTAAAGAATTATTACCACTTACATTAAAAACCGATAGGTTTATATCTTTTTTCATATTCTATTTTTTAATTATGGGCAACCTGGTGTGGCGTCATTTAATACACAACCCGCACCATTTATTCTAACTGTTCCACCAGCGTATGTAAAGTCTTGGAAACCACTACCTGATATATTATAAGTGAATACAGATGATGTTAAACTTCCTGGCTGGTATTGGAAATAGAAACTACCACTTATTCTTGTTCTATAAAAATTACCTGGTGATAATGAGCCACCTGATGTAGAAGTTGGTGATTGATACCCATTGAAATTATATATAAATGGTAATGATGACATATTCCACGATGTTCCATAAGGAATTGTACAATTACTATCTGAACTCATAAATGTTTTATTTTCCAATATCCCAACACTATCTATTGGTCCATTAGTAGAGCCACTAAAACACGTATTAAATCCCTGTCCACCAACTTGCCTTCCAAAGACTACTTGTGCAAACGCAG